TCCATGACAAATGTGGTTCCACCCATTCTACTGACAGGTGCTCCTGTGACCACATGTTCTTTTTTTCCATAATTGCCAATAGGAGATCCGTCTTGTTTGTCAACTGGTCCAGGAGTACTGATACCAAACACCATACTAGGTGCTTCTCGTCTTGCACTACTAGTTGTTATTCCCCTAATATCATCCAACAACAATCCTTGATCAGCAAGGCGTTGTGCAAAAGGATGCAACGGTTTGTTCAACGTGGTTGAATTACTTGCACTATTATTGTCTGAAACAATCTTGTTGTATTCAGCAACTGGCACACGATCAGCATGATCACCAAGAGGAGTATCAAGTCCGCCTTCAACATTGTACGAAGTGGCTGCAATTCCTGGAACCATGAAGTCCATGTTTTCATCAGGAATGCACCCTATCCAGTATCCACGTCTCGGGTCTCCATCGATAAAAACAATCATCACAATAGCACCTACATCTGGAGGCACCATCCACATGCCATAACTTTTTTGTGTTCCGTTATAGTCGTTATTCTGACTATTGTATAGAACACTAGTTTGTCCCCAAAATGGACTCATGTATTTTACTTGGTGCAGTTGTCCTTCACTGTCGGAAGACCCAACAGGTCTCAAAATTTCAACTTCAAGAATACCCATGTATGTTGGATCAATATTACTAACAACCTTGGCCATAAACGGACCTGGTTTGGGATCAGGTTGCTTTATGCTACTGTAACTTTTATCGGTATTTCCCATTTTTATCCTTCTCCGTATTACTAAGAGCCTCCGTATCCATTTGGATCACTTGCGTTCACAGTGCCATCTGCGTTGAGCGTTGCTTGTGGAGGATTTTCTGCTGGGTTTGGTCTAGGTGTAGTTTTACCACTAGTAGATATTACACCATTAGTTGTACCTGGACCGGCTAGTTCTTGTAAAGGTCTGCGTTGCATATGAAGCACTTGTTTAAATTCGTTTTTACTAAATGTGCTATCAATAATTCTAACCATGTACAGCCCGCTAAACAACTCTACCGGAGCACTTGGACCTTTACTAAAGTCATAAAGACCTGTTGTTTGATTAATGTCTATAGGAGTTCTAAAATTAACTAAAATATCCACTTCTCCGCTTTGATGATTTATCGATCCATCATCATTGAGGTTAGAATATTGCGTGGGTTTGGCTGTATAGTTTCCTGCACCGCTTTGAACAATAAAATAAGGGTCACCTATGATTTCCATTTCTAGTGTTGTCATGTCAGTGCCTTTGGTCAAGCTGTCGTTGAACGCTCTGGCTGCGCGAGTGGCGTCAGTTTCATTACCGCCGCCGCCTAACTTGTCAGTTTTGAAAAGTGTTTGAATAAAACTAACTGATGTGGATGCCGTTCCCGGTTTAGTAGACGGATCAGTTCCTTTAGATAGTGCATTAAGGTCAGTGTTTTTGGCCGAATCAGCACCGTCTGATCCTGGATTGTTTTTGTCTTGTGTGCTTTTGCCGCCATCTGAGGGCATTAGATTCTGAAAATTTGCTTGATAGTTAATTTCAAATTTTAAAATATCCACGTTCTTGCCTGTGTAGATATAGTTGTATTGTTTCACTGCTTGTTTTTTCAGTTCTTCATATCCCGGTGGTTTAGTATTAGGAGCAATTACTCCTGAACTAGCATGCACCTGATATGGAATAACTCGGTAAACTAATAATCTAGGTTTTTGTCCAGTTGCTTTGTTTACATCGCCATTGGTATATGTTTGTACATCTATATTCCACCAGTCTTTGTAACCTTCTGGAGTGATTTGTGATTTGTCTAGAGTACTATTAACAAATGTACTTTGCATGATCACTTGACTGATAGCATTTAGAATATCAGTATCTTGTCTAAATTTCATATCTGTAACTGTTGGGTCCACAGAGTTTTTAGCAGGTACGTTTACTTTCTTTTCTTTGTCATACACTTGATTGTCTTTGCCAACAGGAGCATCGCCTTTTCTTAGTTCGTCGAATCCCATTTTGGCTTGTCCAATAACATTCACAGTGGTAGCACTTTGTATTAAATTGGAGTCTTTGCCACTTTGCGATACTTTTAATCTGTCCAACAATGCACTATCCACTGAAAGAGACGGATCAACTGTTGCTGTATCTGAAGTGGTAGATGCGTCTGTTGAATTGGATGATGTTGTACTGGAAGCAACTTGTTGAGGAAACAATATCAATAGTTGATCTGGTTTAGCTATACCGTTTGCCTCTGCCACTTCTTTTAACTTTTGATTGAGAACAGCTTGTAGACTTTTTTCTCCAGTTTGCAACATTTCTTGCACAGTGGTACCTTTGATAGCCTGATCACTTTTAAATTTATTATAAGCATCAGAAATTGCTTGTTGATTATACACCAGTGTAGTACAATCATACACAGCACCTTCTTGTGTAACTTTCATGGCCATTGTACTAAATGTAATTGGAATTTGTCTGCTGACTCCAGGAATATTAACTATCTGACCTGTTTCAGTGTTTCCTCTAAAGTCAATAGTCAATAAGAATGGTGCTTCGTTCCAGTTCTTGTGGCCGTTGTTTTGTGCAGCTGTTTGTAATGCAATATGAAACATGCCCATGCTGTATGGTTCAATAATTTTAAATGTTATGTTACCAACAGCATTTGTATTTGCGCCTGCCTCTTGTCCTATCTGGCTGTGTATTTTGACATCGTCAATATAAAACTCAAAAGATCCATAAGGAGTTTTTACTCTGTTTGTTGGATCTGCACTGGCAGACTTACAAATCAAATCTGCTCGCATGCCTTTGCGATAAGTGTTGTCAGGATCATTTAAAAATTTGTCTGTTATAGAAGCAAGTCCTATAACATAGTTGTATGTTGCATAGGCAAATAATGGATTAGGTAGTGGTAATTTTACACTGCTATGAACAGCACCATTGTTGCCGCCAAACAAAGATGTTACGGCTCCGGTAAGTCCAGAAAATGCTCCACCCAGTGCACCAGTTACCGCAGACAATCCGCTGGCTATTCCGTTTGACACAAACGATACTGCGCTTTGTTCGGCCGATGCAATGGTTGCTCCTAGATCATCAAACACACCCATGTTATAATCCTAGCGCAGTTTTTAATCCGCTGAGTTTGCAAATATAAATTTGTTTTCCTGGAACAAAATCCAGTATAGGATCCTGTATCACGTCAAGATTGCGTTGAGTAAACACCCACCATAGTCTTGGTTCATTATACAATGCATAAGCCAATAGGTCTGGACGGTAAGCAAACTTGGCATCAATGGTATACAATATGTCATCCGCACTGGCACTTACTGGTCTAATTGAAAAGATGTCCAAATAATTGTTTGTGACAGGAGTATTGAACCAAGGACTAGTACTGGTATATGATGCTGACATGTTAGATATATCCAAATGAATTATTAAGATAGCCGCCGCCAACAAATCTATCAAGACTGAAGTTACGGGCACTATTTCTACTGTACACTGGTTGTAGTGTTACGCTATAACTGCTCTTGGTTGGAACATGCGTTACACCGCCACTTGTTGTTCCTGTTAATCCCAAACTGCCTGCAATTCCTGCAATGTTACCAACACCGCCAGCAATACTACTTATGGTGTCAGCCACTCCGCCAAGCCCAGGAATGGAACCGCCAAGTGCGCCTCCAATTGAATCTGCAAGGCCGCCTACACCTCCCGCAAGTCCTTGAATGTCGCCTGACATACTGCCAACCACATTGCAACCAATGTAATCACAATCGCTGTCCAGTTGACAGCTAAATTGTGTTACTACCACTGGAACATTTTTAAAAATATAATTTCCATAACCATTTAAAAATACAATTGGTGGAGGGTTACCTGCTTTTGGATCAGATCCAGTAAACATTTTGGTAAGACTTCGTAAATAGTGTGTTGCAGCAATCCAATACAATGCCTGAGTGGAATCTTCCACGTTCATTGGCGCCGTAATAGTTATAGTACCTGGATCACTGTGCTGAAATGCTTGGAATGTATAGTTTGTATGTGTTGTTTGTATCTTGCTATATGTTGCACTACTGGCAATATTAATCTGAGGAGTGTAAGGAAATATGAGACCACCAGCATCTTTCAATGGTTTTAACACTGGACTACCTTTAAAGCTGGTCCAGTTAGCAAGACTCAATCTCACACGCCAATCTGACGGATTAGCATCACCGCCAAAACTAGCCACTGCACTTGCAATATCGCCAACGGCTTCTGCGCCTGCTGACAATCCTGTGCCGTTTAACAGTGTGTCTGCTAGGTTAAATCCGTTAGACAAGTTACTAATTGTGCTGAGTCCTGATGACGCAGCACCGATTAAATTTGTTGAACTTACGGCTGTTTGAGCAAAACTGTTGAGATCCATATATTATTCCTTTTGGTATAATATTTAGTTGACTTTATTAAGTGCGTAGTTTATAATTACACAAACGAGGACTGTTCTGAATGACCCCAACGAAAGTAAATTACCTAAACAACAAGGATATGTTGTTAGAAATACATAGATCAAAAAGCTCATACTGTAGCTTTACACAACCAGAATATCACCAATACGATATGATCGTGCCAAGTATCGATAAGATCAATATCAGAACAATAGCCGAAGCCAAACGAAATAGAGCCAAACGCATAGGTGATTTGGACTATCAAACTCGTAAAAAAGCAGGCGAAAAAATCAAACAAGCTGATTGCGAAATTGATTATAAAAAAATAGCCAAGACCGATGTGGTGTTTAGAGTTATGACATTTGATCATATTCCGCTCAATAACACACGTAAGAAAAATCCCAAAAGTCTTGCTGACCATAGAGACAAAGTAAACTTTCCTCCATTCCAACATTGGAAATTCAACGACGAAGATGAACTTGTTTGTGTTGGTAAAAGTCACTGGAAGGGTGATTTGATTAAAGGCAAGTTCGATAAAGATGCAGGCCAAATAACTAACACCTTGGCTAGGATGATGTTAAAATTGTGTGAGAGATACGCTACTCGCGGCAACGTTCGCGGCTACACATACAACGATGAAATGAAGGGTCAAGCTATTTTGCAGTTAACACAGATTGGTTTACAATTTGATGAATCAAAATCAGACAATCCATTTGCTTACTTTACTGCGGCTGTGACCAATAGTTTTGTTCGTGTTATTAATATTGAAAAACGCAATCAAAACATACGTGATGACATCTTGGAAATTAACGGTATGAATCCTAGTTACAGTAGAACTGGTGCTGGTGAGCATGCAGCGGCCATGAAACGAAATGATGAAGCAGGACCCAGTGAATGACAAATTTATTTAAACGAGTAGCCTGTTTTACAGACATACATTTTGGATTAAAATCTAACAGCAATGTACACAACCAAGATTGTGAAGATTTTGTAGACTGGTACATTGCCAAAGCCAAAGAGGCGGGTTGCGATGTTGGAATTTTTATGGGCGATTGGCATCACAATCGGAACAGTCTTAACATTACTACAATGGATTATAGCCTTAGGGCCTTGGAAAAGTTGGGGCAGGCGTTTGATCAGTTCTATTTCTTTCCTGGTAATCATGACTTGTACTATAAAGACAAACGAGACATACACAGCGTGGAGTTTGGAAAGTATATACCTGGCATCACTGTGGTACATGAGCCTACTACTATTGGAGATGTCACGCTGTGCCCTTGGCTTGTAGGAGAAGAATGGCGGTCAATTAGCAAAAAAGGTGGCAAGTATATCTTCGGACACTTTGAACTCCCTAGCTTCTTCATGAATGCCATGGTGCAAATGCCAGATCATGGCGAGATACAACTCAGCAGTTTTAAAAGTTATGAACTGGGATTCAGCGGACACTTCCACAAACGTCAGCAACAGAAGAACATGATCTATATTGGCAATGCTTTTCCGCACAACTATGCCGATGCATGGGATGATGATAGAGGCATGATGATCTTGGAGTGGGGCGGCGAGCCTGTATATCACAGTTGGCCAGACCAGCCCACGTTCCGCACAGTAAAACTAAGTCAATTGATCGACGAAGCAGACACTATCATTAGACCCAAACAACATTTACGTGTTACATTGGACATTGATATCACATTTGAAGAAGCAAGTTTTATCAAAGAAAAGTTCATTGCAGATTACGACATACGTGAACTCACACTGATTGCTGAAAAGAAAGATATTGAGATTAACACCAATATGGATGTACAGGCATTTGAATCAGTGGATCAAATTGTGAGCAATCAAATCATCAGTATCGAAAGCGATACTTACGACAAAAATATATTGTTGAGCATTTATAACAGCCTATGAAAATAAAAGAACTAACAGTTAAAAACTTTATGAGTGTGGGTAATCAAACCCAGGCTGTAAACTTTTGCAAGGAAAATTTAACATTAGTACTGGGTGAAAACTTGGATCAAGGCGGAGACGACAACGGATCACGCAATGGTACAGGTAAAACTACCATTGTGAATGCGTTGAGTTTTGCTTTGTTTGGTCAAGCATTGACCAATATCAAAAAAGACAATCTTATCAACAAGATCAACAACAAGAACATGTTAGTTACACTTACGTTTGAAAAGAACGGTATAGATTATCGTATCGAACGAGGACGCAAACCCACACTATTACAGTTCTTTGTGAACGACCAGGCACAGGAAACTGCTGAAACCGATGACGCACAAGGTGATCAGCGTGAAACACAAAAAGACTTGGACGAACTGATTGGCATGAGTCACGATATGTTCAAGCATATTGTTGCACTCAATACCTATACTGAGCCTTTTTTGAGCATGCGGGCCAATGACCAACGTGCTATCATCGAACAATTGCTAGGTGTTACACTGTTGAGTGAAAAAGCAGAAACACTCAAGGAACTGGTCAAGCAAACCAAAGATGCTATCACCCAAGAAACTGCCAATATCGAAGCAGCCAAGAAAAGCAACGAAGGCATACAAAAAAGCATTGACAGTTTCTTGACAAGACAAAGTGCGTGGAATACTCAACATGCACAAGAACTGGAAAAGATTGGTCGCGGCATTGTGGAACTGGAAAGCGTGGACATTGAAGCAGAGCTTGCGAAGCATGATGAGCTCAAAGTTTACGAAGAAGCTTCGCAGAAACTGAAAAGCCTAAACAAGGAACGGGCTACGTTAGATAGCGCGATAGCGCAAGCAGAGCGAAGTGTCACAAAGTACGAGCGCGAGCTCAGTCTATTGGCTAACAAGACCTGTCACGCTTGTGAACAAGAGCTGCATGACCACAAGCATGAACAAATGACTGCTGTGGCCATGACCCACCTTGACGAGGCCCAGAAATATTTTGACAAGGTGTCAAAAGACAGATCAAAAATTGCCAAGGAAATTGATGCCATTGGTGAACTGAACGGTAGACCCAAAACATACTATGACACTGTGGAACAGGCTCTCAAACATCAGAACAACTTGAAGACTCTGGAAAATCAACTGATACAAAAAAGCAATGACACAGATCCTTATCAGGAGCAGATCGACGAACTCACTGACACTGCCATGCAGGAGATCACCTGGAACCATGTGAACGCACTCACATCCATGAAGGATCATCAGGAGTTCTTGCTCAAGCTGTTGACCAGCAAGGATAGTTTTATTCGTAAGAAGATTATAGATCAAAATCTAGCCTACTTGAACAACAGACTCACATATTATCTGGACAAGATGGGCTTGCCTCACACTGTGCTGTTTCAGAATGATCTCACTGTGATGATCACTCAGCTGGGACAGGACTTGGACTTTGACAATCTTTCTCGAGGTGAACGCAACAGATTGATCCTCAGTTTGAGTTGGGCGTTCCGTGATGTGTGGGAAAGTTTGTATCAGCAGATCAATTTGCTGTTTGTGGACGAACTGATCGACAATGGGTTGGATGCTGCTGGTGTGGAAGGTGCCCTGGCTGTGCTCAAAAAGATGGGCCGTGAACGCAAAAAGAACATATTCTTGATATCACACAGAGATGAACTGATTGGTCGTGTGAACAATGTGCTCAAAGTGATCAAGGAAAACGGCTATACCAGCTATGCCAACGACTTAGAAGTGAATGAGTAAACACGTTGATCCCAGTCCCTATCAGAATGAGGAGAGTCATGAGCGTCTCATGGCTGCTTTCAAGGAATATTTCAAGGCCAATCAGCGTTGGATTGACAGAGGCACACGTAGGTCAGGCGAACACATGCGCTACTGGTTGGCGCAGATTAGAATCATAGCAAGAGAACGTAGGGAACATGTGCAACAGTATCGCGTGTACCTGGATCAGGCAAAACTAGAAAAGAAGGCAAACCAAAAGGCAGGGGGTACTGAGGATGAATAATATACATATATTATGTCCTGGTACTACCAAAACAATCAAATAGAATCATTGCCCGAAGACTGTGTTGGGTTTGTATATCTTATAACAAACACCGTCAGCGGGCGCATGTACATAGGCAAAAAACTAGCTAAATTTTCTAAAACTACTTATCGAACAGTAAAATTAAAAAACGGCACCAAGAAAAAAAAGAAAATCCGCGGTAAAATTGACAGTGATTGGCAGACCTATTATGGGTCCAGCGACGAATTACTTAAAGATATCGCGCAGTTAGGTCAAGAAAACTTTCGGCGGGAAATACTGTTTTACTGTAAATCCAAGGCAGAAACGTCATACATAGAGGCTCGTGAACAGTTCAGTCGTAGGGTGCTGGAATCAAAAGACTATTACAACGGACAAATTAGCGTTCGTGTTCATGGCTCACACATACTTAAATCATAATACTTTAGGCAATTTAATCACCAAATAAGCCCGCACTGGCGTTGATCGAGTGCCCTGAATCCGTTCTGATGTGTGACGGCAAGGTAGTTCTGCTTGGTGACAGAGATGTTGATTAGTATCCTTTACAGGACCTTGATGGAACGTGCCTACTGAATCCATTTAGTCAACAGCAAGAATTTTCCAGGCTAAAAGAGGGGTAGTGGCCCCACGGTTTGTTGTGTGTTAGCGTATGCAACAGGCCCGCCGTCATACAAAGACAGCATGATTAGGTACAGGATGACCGCCTAAGCTAGCAGCAATGCTTGTAATGCTAACGCTAAGTGATATTGTTCGACTCAGATAATGTCCAAAACAACTTTGCCCGCCAGGGCAAAGTGTGACTGAACGATCTAGATAATATCTTAACGCTTCGCGGTTATAATAACTAAACAAGTTCGAGCTCAAGCGAAGAACCGAAGAACGCAAGTTCTTCGGTAGTCTATAGATAAATATCACTATGAA